CTACTAGGTATGGCCATAATGGTGCCTATGCAATTTACGCATAACCGTCCGACTGGTCGGTTAATTAATCTCAGGGTTTCTACTACCTAGGGTTTACCCTTAAGGGTTTGTAGGGGGGGAGGGGGTGTGTGTGGTGTGAGAGATTTTGTGGTGCCTCCTATCCACAAGAAAAGCCAATTTAGGATTACCTACAAAAATGACTAGCTTTTATTGGGAAGGGAGTAGGTGCTACAGACAGCCAGCAGAAAGTAACAGACAATAGTTATTGAACCCGTGTTTTTTCGGGAATCCTTCCTTAGAAGGGAGCCTCTCGTTTATCTTGGCTACGGGTCTATTTGCTTGTCATCACAAATCCGTTCACGCTACATGCCCCGTTCATCTAGGCTCTAGCTCATCCCGAGGTAGAGGAGACTACTTGATGACCACATGATTCGCCTGTTTATCCTACTTGGTCGGCTCAACCGCATAGAGGGATGGGTTCTGATCCCCGTGGAGTGGTTGAACTATATCAGGGTTTACCCCACTTGTCAAACAAAAGAAAGTGAGTTACATTGTTGTTGCCAAGACGCATGGAAATTGCTAACTGGTCGTGCTTCTTCACAAGTCGCGCTTCCTTCGGTAGTCTCCAGCCGTGTTGGTGGTTCCATTGCAGACTGCGGTGGTGAATTGACTGGCCCAGTAGCCACCAACAACCTATACTACTTCCATAATTGGGTAAAGTATGAATGTGATTGATGCACTGCCAAACAACCTAAAGAAAAAAGGTCGCCCCAAGGGGGCTGTGAACAAGAAGTTCACTATGGCAACCTATGCTGAAAGACCTGCGGCTCTCCTGCCAAAGACTGAAGTTCAGCGCATCAAAGAACTCAAAGACCTCCTGATAAACAGTGCAGGTTCCAATGTTGTTCATAAAGCAATTGAGATTGCCATGAATGATGAACACCCAGCACAGGCGGCTATGCTCAAACTCTGTATGGATCGAATGCTTCCCGTCAGTCTGTTTGAGAAAGAAGGCAAGCAAAGGAATGCCGTTACCATCAACATCACAGGCATTGGTGGCGTAGAGATAGAACCCTTGCAAGATGTGACTGATGTAGAAACAAAAAATGTCTGACCTCAACTTCTCACTCCTGCCTTGGCAACAAACAGTCTTTACTGACAAAACAAGGTTTAAGGTTGTGGCTGCGGGTAGGCGTTGTGGTAAGTCTAGGTTAGCGGCTACTACGCTAATTATTGAAGCATTGCGTTGCCCAGCAGGAAGTGCAGTTCTCTATGTGGCTCCCACCAATGGTCAGGCAAGGCAGATCATTTGGGATGTGCTGTTAGAGATTGGACGGGATGTTATCCAGGCTAGTCATATCAACAACATGGACATAACCATGATAAATGGTGCAAAGATTTATGTTCGCGGTGCTGATAGACCAGATACCCTGCGGGGTGTGTCTCTTACCTATGCGGTACTAGACGAGGTTGCGGACATTAAGCCTGAAGCCTGGGAGCAAGTTATTCGTGCTTCTTTGTCAGACAAAAAGGGCAGAGCCATATTCATTGGCACACCCAAGGGCCGCAACTGGTTCTATGACCTGTTCAAGATGGGCCAAGAAGAATCCGATCCTGATTGGAAGTCCTGGCACTTCACAACCCAAGACAACCCATTGATAGACCCAACTGAGATTGAGTCTGCCAAGAAGACGCTAAGTTCTTTTGCTTTCAAGCAGGAATACTTGGCATCCTTTGACAACGCAGGAAGCGATGTTTTTAAAGAAGATTGGATCAAATATGGTGTGGAACCTGACTATGGTAGTTACTTCATTGCAATCGACTTGGCAGGATTTGAAGAAGTGGCTAAACAAGCTGCTAACGCGAAAAAAAGACTAGATGAGAGTGCCATTGCAGTGGTAAAAGTCACTGATGATGGCAAATGGTTTGTCAAAGAGATTGACCATGGGCGGTGGGATATTCGGGAAACTGCTGCCAAAATCCTGATGAAGATGCGGGATTACAGGCCAATTTCGGTTGGAATCGAGCGTGGAGCGTTAAAAAACGCTGTTTTGCCGTACCTCAGTGACCTGATGCGGAAAAATAATGTATATTCCCACATAGTTGACCTAACGCATGGCAACAGGAAAAAGACAGACAGAATCATCTGGAGTCTCCAAGGGCGGTTTGAGCATGGGCGAATTGTGCTGAACTCTGAAGAAGATTGGGATGATTTCACCGATCAACTCTTGATGTTTCCTGCCAATGGCGTACACGATGACCTTCCTGATGCTTTGAGTTATATTGACCAATTGGCTGTAACATCTTACTTTGAGGGTGAAGAAGATGATGAGTGGGAGCCTGTAGACATCATATCGGGGGTTTAATGGCAACAGATAAGCAAGATAAGCTAGAGCAAAATCAATTCTATGAGCCTACACAGGCTGACAAAGAACTGACTGATTTTGTTGTTGACCATTGCAATCGCTGGCGTGACTATCGGGATACTAACTTCCTTCCAGATTGGCTTGAATACGAGCGAATCTTTCGTGGTCAGTGGGCTGTTGAAGACAAAACCCGTGACTCTGAGCGTTCACGCATCGTAACCCCTGCCACACAACAAGCCGTAGAGACTCGCCATGCTGAGATCATGGAAGCTATCTTTGGTCAAGGCGAGTTCTTTGACATTCAAGATGACATTCGGGATGTGAACAACAACCCCATTGATGTGGGCATCATCAAAGCCCAGTTGATGGAAGATTTCAAGCGGGACAAGATTCGCAAATCCATTGACCAGATCGAGTTGATGGCAGAAATCTACGGCACAGGCATTGGCGAGATTGTCGTTAAGACAGAAAAGCAGTATGTGCCCTCTACTCAGCCAATTCCTGGGCAAATGGGCCAAGCTGCCATTGGAGTTGTGGAAAAAGACCGCATCGCAGTCAAGATTTCACCTGTAAATCCAAAAAACTTCCTCTTTGACCCCAATGGAACCTCAGTTGATGACTGTATGGGGGTGGCAATTGAGAAATACATCTCTATCCACAAGATTGTTGAAGGCATTGAGCGTGGAATCTACCGAAAAGTAGACATTGGCACTGCTGGTGAAGACACTGACTTGGAACCCACCCAAGAGGTGAGCCAGTATCAGGACGAAAAAGTGCTTTTGCTGACCTACTATGGTCTCGTCCCGCGTGAATACTTGGAGAATCTCAAGGAAAGCAAAGAGATTGTCGAGTTGTTCCCTGAGAACTCTACTGCTGAAGAATACACAGACATGGTTGAGGCCATTGTCGTGATTGCCAACGATGGGCAGTTGCTCAAAGCAGAGGCAAATCCTTACATGATGAAGGATCGCCCTGTTCTGACATACCAAGATGACACGATTCCTAATCGTCTTTTGGGTCGTGGCACAGTAGAAAAAGCCTTCAATATGCAAAAAGCTATTGATGCTCAGATTCGTTCTCACTTAGATTCATTGGCGCTGACCACCAGCCCCATGATTGCAATGGATGCAACCCGTCTGCCCCGTGGTGCTAAGTTTGAAGTTAAGCCTGGAAAAGCTATTCTTACCAATGGCGCACCTTCAGAAATTCTGTATCCATTCAAGTTTGGTCAGACTGATGGCAACAACATGGCGACTGCCAAGGACTTTGAGCGAATGCTCTTGCAATCCACTGGAACTTTGGATTCTCAAGGCATGGTTACTGCTGGCGCTAGAGACATGGGCCAAGGCGGTATGTCTATGGCTATTGCCACCATCATCAAGAAGTACAAGCGCACTCTGGTGAACTTCCAAGAAGATTTCTTAATCCCATTCATCCAGAAGGCAGCTTTCCGGTATATGCAGTTTGACCCAGAGCGTTACCCCTCTGTGGACATGACCTTTATTCCGACTGCTACCTTGGGCATCATTGCGCGTGAGCATGAGCAACAGATGTTCATTGGCTTGCTCCAAACCCTTGGCCCTAATACTCCTGTGTTGCCACTGATTCTGAAAGGTGTTTTGGCTAATTCTTCACTGACCAACCGCTATGAACTGATGGAGCAGTTGGACAAGATGAGCCAACCTAACCCGCAAGCAGAGCAAATGGCTCAAGTACAACAACAGTTGGCGATGCAAGCTGCACAGGCTCAGATTGCTGTGAATGCAACCCAAGCCGAACAGAATCGGGCAGAAGCTGAAAAATTGAAGGTAGAGACTCAGTTGATGCCTCAAGAGATTCAGGCCAAAAACATGGCGGCAATGACCAAGAACCTGCCAAACCAAGATGATGCTGGTTCTAAAGAGTTTGATAAGCGAGTTAAGATTGCTGAGTTGATGTTGAAAGAAGCTGACATTAAGAATAAATCCAAGATTGTCGAGTTGCAAATGGCTGACAAGAAGGGCAAAATGTCGAGCGTTGAAGATGAATTTCTCAATCGTCTTTCTCAGGAACTCAGATAATGGATATTGCTGATCTTGAGCGTAAGTTAGGAATTGATGGAATATCTGCTGAACAGCAGATGGAGATCATTACTGCTTTGCAACAGTCTGCCGCTGAGAAGATTGCCAAGGCCAAGAGCGAGTCTATTGGCAAGGGTGCTGAACTTGTTATCCA